ATCGGAGGTGAGTTGGTTATTACTAATCATCACATTTACGAAGCCATGCTCATCAAGACCAAACTGGAACCAATGGACATTCTCATCAAGCGCGCTGCATCTCGCGAAAATCCATATGTTGTTCAAATGTCACACGAGACACTTCTCAGTCCAAGAAATGTTTTTTATTTCAAGAACAAAGACCTGGTGTGTATTCGCGTAGAGAAATTCGCTGGACGAAAGATCACTCAACACTTTTCGAACATGACTTGGAATGGCGCGAATCCGCGCACTGTTGGTTTGAGTTACTGGGAAAACTCCGGCGATACTGTCAGCCAGGTCTCACAGATTGGTGAGGCCATTGGCTACGATGTGGTGCCGGCAGTTGGTGCAAGGTTCGATTCCACTAGTCCCACTTTTGCAAAGAATAGTGTCTACGAGTCGAAAGGATGTGTACGCTACAATTTTGGGACCCAAAAAGGTGCTTGTGGAGCCCCCATCATTTTGTATGACAAGCGTGCCAAGGCAAAACTTGTGGGTATCCATGCTGCAGGTGTGTCTGGGGGATCGATTGGTTTTGGTATCATCATTACCAAAGACATGATTGATGATGTCATTGCGCATTTCAAACCCGACTTGATTGAAATTCATAGCAACGCATTCTTGCAAGAGAAGGTTGTCATGGATGAAATGCCCAAGAACGTTGTCAAGGATTGCCAGGTCGTTGGTCGCTGTCACGCTGGACCACCTCCCATCTACAAATCCGAGATTGGCAAATCCCCTTTCTATGGCAAAATTGAGGGTGCTCCTTGTTCCAAGAAGCCTGCAATTTTGACACCCAAAATCGTTGGAGGGAAACTCGTCGATCCCATTGAGAATGGAATGGTCGGTTATGCACGTGGATGGGTTGAGCCCCCACGTGGTGTCCTGGCCGGCACCTCGAATGCACTGTTGACTCACTATAGAAATCTGCCACTTAGACCGCGCATTGTCAGAGAACTCACGAACATAGAAGCTGTGATGGGGACCCCCGAGTTGCCAAACCTGCATCCTTTGAATCGTGGTACTTCTGCTGGATTTCCGGACAAAATGTTCCTGGAAACCAACAACAAAAGAAGTGCCTTCGGTGAGGATGATTGGGTCTTCGACACGAAAGATGCTGAGTTGATTTTCAGGGAGGTTGACGAGATGTATGAGAGATTGAACCATGGGCCAATAGCAACTGTTTGTTCTGTCTTCCCCAAAGATGAGCTGCGCTCTCTGGAGAAAGTCAGGAACTTGAAGACAAGGTTGATCATGGCTGCCCCATTGACCACATTGATTTTGGGGCGTCGTCTCTTTGGTTCTTTCATTGATTGGTCTCTTGACCAAAAGAACCGTCTCAAGAACTTTTCCGCTGTTGGCATCAACATGGCTGATGAGCAGGAACTTCGTGACTATATCCACATGATGGGCGGGACAGCCCCTGAGGAATATCGTGTCCTAGCTGGAGATCAGTCCGGTTATGACAAGAAACTCGGCCCCTTCCTTATGGATTTTCAGTTTGATGTTTTCGAACAAGTGTTTTCACTTT